TCTACTAGTGGATCAATAATTACTATAGGCTGGTGCAATTTAACCTTCTTGATTATCTCTTCAACTTCGAGGCAATCTTGACGGCTTACACCAAACTTTAGCATGAAATATTTCTCCCAGTCGATTTTCGTGACCCTGTGATCGTTCTTTCGCATAAAATCCACTTTCTCCCTGAGGTTAATAACGCGATTACCGGAGGCAATTTGCTTACGCAGGAATATGCCAAGAATCGGACAATCGTGGAAAAAAGGTACGAAAGAGTCGCACACAGTGTTAACCCATGCTGCTTCCTCCTTTGGGATAATGGGGCGGATTGTCCACAATAGTTTAACCAAGGTACGGGATATAAAAGGCCCAAAGGCGAGTTTTTCATCATGTGTTGGATACCACTGTCCGTGGACAAATGTGACGTCGTATACACAAGTGAAAACTCTAGCTTTTGGTATAATGCCATATCCTTCCTCAATGGTTGACAACCTGGATACATCTGAAGTGGCCCCATGTAGTATTGCCAGCATGTCGTCGCCCATGACAATGATGTCACAGGAGTCGAAACCACCTAACTCCTCTAGTGCATTTATGATTATTATTAAATTAATGTAACTATTACCTGATGAAGTGTCGTAGTGTCCTGACTTGCGAGTTGTTCTGGAACTGAACCGGACAAAGGAATTACCATGCATGTACTTGCCATGTGCACGGTAACATTGGCGATTAAATGCAGCTAAGTTAGGATCCATTTCTTCCATAGCTTCATTTGCCAGATTGAGATGATCTTCATTCATCGTTGCATCCCATGACTTACCATCTCTTTCATAGAAAGTTTTGGTTCCAGGTCGTTGCAACGCATCAAACATCCAATCAGCGATGTCCGTCATGTTCATTCCACAGCCTATCCTGCAGTGGTAGGTGTGCTTGAGCTTTAGGGGTTCATGACTAACTACTTGGCATATCGTTTTCTGATATGCTGCATAGCTAGCGCCCCAGACCGATCCGGCAACTGTGAGATAATAGCCCTGAATGATACGGGCCTTATCCAGACAGCTCTCGGTTTCCGGTTTGTAAGTGCCCTCGCACGCCTCCCTCTTCGGGAAGAGCTTCACTCGTACACTAACTTCGCTACCGTCAGGTAGAAGTTCCTCTTCTAGTGCACGTGTGAGTTTATCTCGTTTGGCTGGTAAACAACTGCTAATCCAGTCCTCCTCGTTTACCTTGATGTCAGTGTAGACAGCACTGAACGTGTTAAACCAACTAGCCCCCCTGAACCGTATGGGGGTATGTTGCTCTGGTTGACGCTTAAGATGCCGTGTGACCAAGCCATTATGCACTGTACTACAGCATTTTGAAACACAGTTACAAATGCCAAAACTGATACCAAGGAGGCTACAGCCAAGTTGCGGGTTTGTAATACAATCGCATGACTCAATTCGACTGCTGATCTTATGCTTGGGGTCGATAAGAGTTTCATCGCCTTTAGGCAAACAGGTTGCTGCAGTTCGAGCTGACTCAAGCAAGTATATCCCGCTACCAGGAGGAGTAATGACGCATAAGCCCCCACGCATTTCACCAAGCGCTTCAATGTGAAACTGGGGACGTAGTTTAAACTGTATTCAAACACTCGACCAACAAGATAGCCGGGATATGTGCAAATAAGTTTATTATTAATCCTTCTGGTTATTCCTTGTTCAGTACCTACGGCATTCAATACGGCTTTGGTCGCCATCTCGGGGGTCACCGAATACGTTCGTGCGAGCGTGCTTATAATGGTTCTAAGCTGATTCGCTCGGATGTCAAGGGTTGCCGATTTCCTGGCAAGCACAGCTGCCTCTGCTGCTGACTGCAGTGCCAGGGTGGGTGGAGTTGGGGCCAGTCGATTGACTACCAACTTGCTATATCCTTCAACCTTAATGTACTTAATCACCTCGGTGTGCACCTCCTCGCCTCCGAACGTTTTGTCCGAAAAGGCGTGGATGGTGCATACTGGGGTGATACAGCGTTCATATAGCTTGATACTAGGCCTAACTAATGCTACAGCTCCTAAGGCTGCTAACGCTATATTGCTGTGAAATGCACTAGTAATTAGAGCACTCGCAATAATGGTCGTCGCAACAGGGGAGCGGATCAGTTGGGCGTGTATCTTATGCTGCACCTCATACATTTTCTGGGAGTGGGGATATATGTGTTTGCCACCTTCAGTTCGCACCCATTCATTCGATGCATGTTCATACACATTGCCACCGGCATGGAGTGGTGTAAATTTTACATCATCCACACCAGTGACAAATTGAACTGCACGGATAAACCAGCTAGGGCGTTCCCATTTGTATTCCGGGTTGGTTATTGGTACATGTGGTTGGTCGTGGTCAACGATATGTTCAACACTGGACAGTTCAGTTACTTTTAACCAATCACGTGGTTGGAAATAGTAAGCAGAGTTAGTCGCAGTATATTGCACATTGGCTGCCACAATACAATCACACTCATGCAATTGATGGTTGCACACATTAACCCGGTTGGGGTTAGGTGCGCCGCCAGCAGTCCGGTTTACAATTGGTATCTTGCGTGCTGCATTGACAATGTTACGCCCTCTATCCTGTAAGTCAGATATCGGGGCCATTGCATGAAACAAGATGCCAGCATTGCGTGGTTCGGTGCGGAGCTGATGTGAACGCCAAATGCCTGAGAACCCAGCTCCGATGTCAACGACGGTTCGGAACCCAGTTCTGCCAACTTTCTCTATGGCGAAGCGTTTGATGTTCATCTCGGCTAAGTGTCTGGCTTCAGCCAACTGCGGATGCCCGTGTATGAAACGGGCAGCAGTAGTTGCTGGAGCGGGAGGGGGATGTGTCGGGATTGCGGTCATAGTTTATGTGGTAACGCTGTTCGAGCGGGAATTGTGCAG